AATAACTTTCTTTCTTCTGGGGTTTGTAATTTTTCATCATATATACGACGATGAGGCACGCAAATGCAACTGGTAATAAATATTCGTTCAGGTTCTTCTTCATTTATAGTATGTAAATATTTTCTTATGAACCGGTGTGTGCATTTCATCCCTGATTCGCCGGGTCGGTTCCATCTGGGTTAGCCTCTCTGAAATTACCTTCCGTTGATTTTATCATTCTACATAACTCATCATTCTCACCGGGCGCGGGTTGTAAAATATTAAATCCGTCCACCTCATTTCCATAACTAATGATACCAGTTTTTGTATCCTTTGTTTCGAAGTAGCGGTCGTTACCATCTTTATCCTTAGTTACTTTAGCATCGTCGCATCGTTGCGTATCATAAACCAAATCACATTCCGCACTCCATTTTCTTATATCAGCTTGTACATACTTCCTGTTATCCATATAAGCAGATTTCAATCCACATCGACCGGTATTCGCATCTACTGCATCACATACGAGACCCAAAAAATGTTCAGTTTTTTTAGAATTTAGTACCATAATTATAAAAATAAAAATTACAAAAAGTAATATTCCTGTTGATTTTTTCATCTAAGATATAATAAGATTTTTAATCTGAATTGTCATCGTACAAAGAAATATCAGATTCATAGTCATCACTGCTACTAGCATCGTCATCGTCGTCGTATTCAAATTCTGGATCACTCTCATCTAGACTTTCATATACATCATTCGTCAGCTTTCTGAATAAACCTGTATCTTCTAAGTCAATCGTATCGTAAAAACCGGCTATAGATTCTTTCGGAACCGCTATATATTCATCGTCGAATTTGTAGAAATTTCCAACCTGTTCAAGGGGTGAAATTATAAAAAAATCTATTTCATCTCGTATGATTCGAGCTACTTCAACAAACCCGTCTTCGTATTCGACATCTACGATCTGGTACTGCATTTGTATCTAAACGTACCATTTCTTAAAGTACAGTATATTTTAAGTAAATATGAATGTATATCAACGAAAGAAGCATCATAAGTACAGAAAACGCACAGACTTCTATCATATAACATACTTAGAATGATAATCTTAAATTATAATATGCAAGGTCGTGTTGTGGATAAAAATGATGCGGTCATGTTTGATATAGACGATACTCTTATATCAAGCAGGACGGGAAATATTATAAATCAGGCATATGACATATATAAATTTGTAAAAAGTCAAGGGTATAAAATTATAATTATAACAGCACGACCAGGGTTTGACAAAAATATAAAATTCACAGAAGAACAATTAGCTTTTCATAATATTACATACGATGCGCTAGTTTTTACTCCACCAGAAAATAAAGGTAGTTTCAAACGCAATTCTAGATATAATTTTATATTATCAGTAGGGGATATGGATACAGACCTCACAGATTCTGTATATAACGTTAAGATTTCCATGTGATAGTACAAACATGGCAGGTAATAAACACGGTCATCGGTTCATCAGCAGATCTAGTCTGCATCTCATAGTACGTTGTCTTATATTGGCGACACTTGTTGCACTTGAATAAACCCTTGTAGTCTGGTTGGTTTAGAATATTATTTGTATCCTTAGCCATACGTCTTTTTACACCCTCTTCCACTTCTTTGGAATATGGACCATCAGGCCACATGACATTAGGAGGCATTTCCATTATCGCCGAAGTTTTCAATCTCCCAGAAAGAAGTTCATTCTTCAAAAAATCAGATTTTCGCATACAGGTTTGTATCTCTATGAACTTGTGTTTATACCTACTCATGTGTTTGGGGTTATCCAAAGCGGGAGAGTCTCCCATTTGTATAGTCTTCTTAGCAGACCAGTTATTTATACATTTTTCTAAGTTTATCGGAATGACATCCCTGTTCGATAACTCTAGAAGTTCTGCGAGTCTGTCCACTACGAATTGTCTCGTAGACATTCTATATATTTTCAATATTTAATACCTACTTAGGTGTGGCATGTCAACTACGGGGCAATCCCTGAAAGATTCGGGTGAGCACATCTGAAAAGAATCACTCACCTGTGGGCGATTCGATTCCTTAGTGACCTTCCAGTGTGAATCGAGGTAATAATGCTTAGAAGGTACGAAGGGTAATCCGTACTTTTCTATCCTGGTAAATATTATCGTCACTATGAAAAACGCAATAAATATCTTAAGCAGTTGGTTCATTTATTAGTATCAACTTTTTTTATTCATTTTATGTAAATGACGAAAGCTGTACTAATACATGAAGAAATGGGAAATGTAGAACAAATTGAGATTGATATAGATCCAAGAAAGAATGAAATTTTTAAAATTTTATCAGGTAGAGCCACATTTATAGGGCAATGGCCTGATATAGATGTTGTAATAGTAAAATGTGTAGAAGCCGCCAAATTTAATGAAAATGTATTGCCACCACCTTTTCAAGATGAAGAAGTATACGGAAAAATCATTTTAATACGCATGGATGAAAATTCAGAACCGAGAGATTTTACTTTGAAGGAGTTTCAATCTTTGGAATAAACGCCGTACCCCTCAATACACATTGTGTATATTTCATACAAATTTGAAAATGTATATGCGGCCAATCCATGACGTTTTCTAGTTTAGCTTTGATAGGATTCTTGTTAATAACTTTAACAAAATCAGTCTTTTCACCTGAAGAGGCTTTCATCATAGCATCGTCTACCTCACTTAGCCACATGACATGTTTTTCATTTGTAGGATCAAACAATGAAACGAGCTTCATATGTATTATATGCTACATATTCTTTAAATTGATGTCAAGTTGTTCCCTGTACAGAAAATCGTCAACTTGGGCATCCATATCTTGACCTCTAATAGAAATAGAGAGTAGATTGTCTTGATCATAACTAAAATCGTGACAATAAAAATAAGATATACCCATCATGAGAGACATGTTATCTAGATCTTCCCATGTCTTTTTTTTAATTTCCAATAAGTTCGTATAATCTTCATACTCTTGCTCCTGATGATCTGATGCGACCTCTAACTTTTTGAATGACTCTGATAAATCTACACATGGCCATACACCAAACTTAGCCTTGTGACTACATATATACGTCACGTATTTGTTAGCTATAGGTATTTCTTTGAAACAAATAAATCTAGGTTTACGTTCAGTGTCTAATATTGTAGCAGCCCCACCGGATTTAATACCGATGAAATTAAACTCCATATCTTTACTATATTAAGGATAAAAACCTTAAGTTAATATAATATGGATTTCCCAATTACACCTGGACAATGTACATATGTAAGAAAAATTCAATCTCATAAACCAATCGTGGTAGTCAATGGTCCTGCAGGTTCTGGTAAATCTTTTCTCGCGTGTCAAGAAGCATTTAGAAAGATACAGAAAAGAGAGCTAGAAAAGGTCATACTTACACGGCCAATAGTTGCAGCGGATGAAGATATGGGCTACTTACCAGGTGAATTGGAAAGAAAAATGGAACCGTGGGCCAAACCTATGGTTGAAATAATGGAAATGTATATGTCTAGAAACCAAATTGAAAATAGGGTCAGTATAGAACCATTAGGATTTATGAGAGGAAGAACATTTACAGACGCTTTCATCATCGCAGATGAAATGCAGAATAGTACTCCAAATCAAATGCAAATGCTGTTAACAAGAGTAGGTGAAAATACAAAACTCATCGTGACTGGAGATACTCGTCAAAGCGATCTGGATAAATTAAATGGGTTGGAAGATTTTATAAACAAAATACAATGTTTGGAACTTGATTACGTTGAATACACCACTTTAGGTGAGGAAGACGTAGTGAGGCACCCCGCAGTATCTGAAATTTTATCACTTTACTATAATTAAACGTGTTCTAACACTATAGTTGCTGGTTCTTCGTTATACCCATAATAACGTATATTTATACCAAATTTACTATTCATCAGGTAATGAACATCATAATTAATAAAATGTTTCCATTCTTTTAACGTAGTTTGGTGATATTCACCACCCTCTTCTGAAAATACACAATCGAGTAAAAATGGACGTTTTCGCATTTCTTTCATTTCATTCGAAACCATCTCAGGTATAGGTAATTTATTTTTATCCGCAGATTTTATGATGTCTATTAAATAATATCCATGCGCATCACATATGACGTTAGATTGCATCTCTGGATATCCTTTAATAAAAGCTTCAAAATCTGCGTCACTCGGTAAAGTAGTAAATATTTGACCTTTTTCACAACTAGGTTTTGTTATAGATGGATGTGTATGAAAAGTAAACAAAGAAGGCCACACGAGTCGTACCTTTTCTAATTTAACTTGACGACGATCTTTAGATGTGACATAGACCGTATCGTTAAATTTATATTTATTATCCTCGAAAGAAACGTCTATGTACCCGGCATATTCCCATTTCTTTATTGTTGATAAATCACTAACACGTTTTAAATTATCTACAACTTTTCGAGGTAATTTTATATACAAATGTGGACTCTTAAAACAGACGTCCATTTAATAAAGTACCATTAGAAATTTTAACTAGCATTCATGAGAACGCTCTTATCTAACAATGTAATTTCTCCCAATTCATCCCATGTATAATATCTGATCGAAATACCAAATTGTCTACGCATGATAGGATCTATATATTTATTGATTGCCCTTTTCCACCTAGTGGGTGTCGTCTGAACATAAACAGCCCCCCTGTACCCACCCGTGACAATACTAAATTCTCGCTGAGTTACGAGTCTCTCAAATGTGGCGGCTACCCTAGACGCGTTGGGTTTATTCATGTTAGTTTCGATTAAGTCTATGACATAATATCCTTGATTTTCTAAAATAATATTCGCTTGCAAGTCTGGATAATGTCGCACATACGCTTTTAAATCCATTCCACTGGGAAAACTAAATAAAGGTTTATCGTTGGGTGGGACGGGGTGAGTGTGATACATAATGTATTCTTTGAAATCAGAAGCGGGAGGAGTCACGGTTGCGAATTGACCATTCGTTCGTGCAGTGGGTGTATTGTATTTAACATAGTTCCTCGTATTTTTAACCGTGAAAGGTATAGTACCCGAGTATTCGACTTGATTTGTGAATGTCTTTTTGTACACATCTTTTAAATTATTTATTAATTTCTTACTTAAACGAACCGTCATGTATCTATTATTCGTGGCTAATATGGTACCTAAATTATAAGCATTTTTGGGCATGTTAAGAATCCGAGTCATCCCGTTAGATAAAGAATTAAGAGCGCGCTCTATACTCGTTTTACGGCGTCTATTTTCCAACTCCCTTTTTCGCTCAATGTTTTGTCTACGAGCCGTTTCCTTTCGCCTCTTTTCTTTGTTAACCTTTGGAGGTGTATTTTTTATGGGCGTCCTATTGGCCATCTTATCATAAATCAACATAAAAAATGATCGGCACAGTCTGCTGAACAGAATCATCATACCCAATTCGCTTTTGGTTTTCGCAACCTACGTTTTTTATTAAGATGTACTATACGACACGAAACGTATATGTAAAAAAGTCCTACCCCTATTGGAAACATACTACTTATTACAATTATTTTTCTATGATCGGTACTTCACCATGTTGTTCATCGTCTTGATCCTCGTTCTTTGTATATACTCTGTATAGATTTGTACTATCCGATATTAACCAATCTTTTACAGTTTCGTATAAAACATTTATGATTGCAAATTTATACGATAAAAATCCTATAAATGTAGATCCATAATCAAAATCAAAACTAAACGGGGCACTGTTCCAAATTACTTCAAATGCCGCGATGCTGATCGGTACCAAAAATTGATTTGGAAATCCGGAAGTTTCAATGTCATCCACATACTTCTCAAGGGATGATAGATACGTATACGATGTTAAAACTCCTAGAGTCATAGACAAACCCTTATCCGAACCCTGTGTTATGAATGATGCTGTAGAAAGTACAGCTCCATAACTAGCAGTAGACTTTCTGAGACGTTTCTTTAATTTTTCATATTCCCGATTTCCGTTGTCGAGTTTGGATACTACGCGGACAGGAATAATCGCGGATGTCATATATATTTATAGACCCGTTTCTTTAAAACATTGTATAATATAAATGACGAGACCCGTGAGAGATGTATTATTCGAAGCAACCATCATTGGTATTCTCAACATAGCGATCTATTACTTACTCAGGCGAATTTCTAAAAAATCTACGACGACTTTATTGTTATTTGTCGCAGGATTCATGATTCATATATTATTTGAATATTTGGGAGGCAATGAATGGTGGTGTAGGCAGACTTACAAATGAGTTCCCAAAATGGACTTAGAAAATAAGTCCAATACACAATCACCGATGGGAGCAGTTTGGGAAATTCTAGACTTTCTTGCTGGGGTGTGGTCAGTTATAGTTATAAGTTTAGTACTCGACAGCCTAATTCAACAAATAATCGGATGGAGATGACCGCGTTAGCCAGGGAGAGTGCGAAAAATATATCTGTATAATCTAAGTCCATGAGTGTTCAAAAGCAAGACGAACACTGTGAGTGGTGCGAAAAACAAGAAAAGTTGCTTATAAAATGGGCAGAGAAGGCGGCTGGATACCGCTGGTTGCATAATCATGCACGCTTATTCTACAAGAAACAGAATGATTGGTTGTCTTATCCTAGTATAATTATAGCGAGTATAACGGGTGTAGGTGGTTTTGCCGTCCTAAATCCCAGTGGTAATGAAAATGTATCTCAAGATACAAAGAATAACATAATGGTCATTCAGTATTTCTTTGCCTTCCTAAATGTTTTGGGAGGGATTTTGACGAGTATCTCAAAGTTTAGTCAGTCTCTACCTCTATCTGAGGCACACTCGGCTATGTGTGTACAGTGGTCAAAGTTCTATAGGTCTATCGATATGGAAATATCACTCGACGTGAAACACCGCTCAGAAGTGGTAGACTTTCTTATGAAGTCTCGAGAAGACTATGACAAGTTGTTAGATGACGCTCCAGATATACCGGCTATATCTATTCAGGCATTCATGGTTCAATTTCCAGAAAAGGAAAATAAACCCGATGTTTGCAATGGTTTGAGTATAGTTGTAAGTGATGACGCGGCGTCTGTAACGGGATCTAGACGTGCGGTGAATAGATGGTTGAACGCGTTTTCTAACATAAAAGATAAACGAAAAAGTGGAGATGTAATGTTAGATGAAGAAAAGGGTGTCAGAAGAGTTGAATCTTTATAATATTATTCTATAATATGATTATCACCCCAGATTTTAGTTATAAAAATGGAACACACTTCGCTCAATTATCTGAACTAGCATATGAAAAATCACCAGATGAGGTCAAACGTAAAATGGCACCAAAGGGGTACAGAAACATACGCTATTTCGATAAATCAGGAGCCCAATGTTATGGATTAGAAGCTGAGGATCACGTAGTTCTCGCTTTTAGGGGAACTGAACCTACTACAATGAATGATGTGAAGGCTGATATAAACATATTTCATGGTCAAGATAAGTATGGTATAACTATAGGTAATGTTCATAAAGGATTCAGGAATGAAGTGGATACTTTATGGCCGGATATTAAAAAGTGGCTACGAGGAACCAGTAATAAGCAGATATACACGTGTGGACACTCACTCGGTGGTGCCATGAGTGGTATCGCTGCTAGCAGAATTGATGGAGCTATTTGTTATAACTACGGATGCCCGAGGATAGGTACAAAGGACTGGGCTAAAGAATTTGATAAATCTCATAAAATGTACCGATTCGTAAACGATCGAGACGTAATCTCTAAAATTCCCCCAAAATGGATGAACTATAAACATTGTGGAGAATTGCACCACATAACTCGTAAAGGAAAAATTAAAAAGAATCCTACTAAATGGTCTCTATTTAAAAATGGTTTTATAAACATGCTACGAAATCCTCTGCGAATAGTTCAAGGAATCCCCGATCACGATATGGGAGACTATCGCACACTCATACGACGATGGTCGGAGAGTTATATCAATAACCCCTCTTAAGAACAGCTGTCGTTAATTCTGGATGTTGCTTTGAGAAAAAAGATTTATTATTGTGATGACTATGTCCAATAGTACTTGACTCACTTCTATCTATTTTTATTAATCTTCGTAAATCTTTATAATATACCCTAGCTCCTTGTGCTATTATATCTTCGGTTTTGTTGTCAACATGATTATCTATGGGAAAGTAATAATTGTAGTATTTTCTCATGTTGTCAACATGAATCAAATAACACTTCGTACTAGAAATCCATTTCACCTTTTCTAACCCCTTTTCATAACTTACAGGGTATCTCGATAAACAATGGAAGAAACACATTTCAAAATCATCACCCATAACATCTATAACACTTTGTACTTGATTAAATAATTCGTATCGTTTTATAACTACATTATCTTCAAACACGAGCGCGTATTTGATATTTTTATCAAAAGCTTGTTTCATTATTTCCATGTGACCCAAATAACAACCTATAGCTCCCAGGTTAAAAAATGTGACGTCTTCTCTAACGGCATCCTTTTTATAATTTAATCGTAAGGCTTCTTTGTAGTATAAAGGATCGATTATGTGTTTATATTTTTCAGCGTTTTCTATTTGTTTTGTATTTGTTCCATACACAATCTCTAGTGGAGCCGCATCATTGAAACTCGATAAAAAATTTTGCTGTCGCTTCGTTGAACCCTCTAATGTTAAGAGAAAACATGTATACTGAAGCTTACGTTTACGAAATATCAAAAACGTTAAAAATATGATGATACATATCAAAAAAATATGAAGCCACATCTGCTATAATATACGAAAATAAAAACATGGAATATAAATAATGTGTAGTCTACTCGATTGCTTTAAAAAGCCTCGCATCAAAAGAAAAGCTAGAAACTTATACTGTTCTTGTGACGTGTGTGGGAGAGAATTCAATCATACAGGTTATTTACTGACACATATGGGATATCATGATACAGCAGAGTTAAACAGGTTATTAGATGTAGGGTATGGAACTGTACGTTGTAAACAATGTTGGGTCTCATTCAGAACTGTGGTTGACTTAGAAAATCATTCATGTGATAGAGTCATACGAGGATTATCCCCTATCCATAGTTCAGATAGTCTGGAAAGTATACTCATTCACGAAAATTGATCTTTTGTATAATGTGTAATTTGTATGTTGTTTTCAGGTGGTAAAACGAGTGTGTTTGAATCCACGACCAAACACGAAATATTATTCTCCTCACATACCGCATCTATTTCACTTCTATTCACGAGTTCTACAGTAGGTTGGTAATCTACGATAGCTTCTAGAAGTGTCATAAATCTCGAAGCCTCATCACGAAATCTAAACGCCAGTATATAATCTCTAGAAATATCCTTCGCATCACTATTTGATACCGCATATACACCACGTCTTTCCGTATGAGTATCAAAGCCCAAAACATACAACACTTTCAGATGTTTAACATTTCGTATATTTTTTGTATTATGTAAACCTATATGATTTTTTCCATATTCGGCATTAATAGTCAAAGTTCTTCTCGGAACGTGAACACTTTTATTGAGTAGCATCTGCATCTTCATTATACTCTTCACTCGTTTCTAAATAACATTCTTCGAGAATTTCCATAACTCCGGTGACATCATCCATCGCAGAACGGGTCGATCTATAATTCCACTTGGTAAGCGTCTTTATCTTTTTGTGTGCGCAACGAAACTTTTCATTTTCAGTTTTTAGAATTCTGATAGCCTCGTCTTTGTCATCAAAATCTCTAGATCGATTTGTGTTATACTTATGCTTATGATACTTACGCTTACCGGTGTTGTAAATACGGATGGGAGTTTGACAGAGAGTGGCCATTTATCATTTAACCATTCATAACTTTATATATCTTCAAATCCTTCCTCCCCGTACATATCATCTATGATTTCCAAAATATGTTCAAGATCTTTAGTTGCGGATCTTGACGTCTTGAGAGCCCACGTCGAAAGTGTTTTTACCTTGGCTTGTGCAATCCTGTATTTTGAAATTTCTTGACGAAGTTTATCCATCTTAATCAGTTCATCGGAACGATTGATGACATACGAGTGTGATCTTTTTTTAGGGTATTCAGATGTGTTAAATACACGGACGGGTGCACGACATACGGTAAACATTTATTTATAAAGGTATATAATCTTTAATATTGATTACGCATGACCCAATCTTGCATTTTTCCTACGCTCCAAATGAGACTCATGATGGCCGCGCCGTTTTTGAAAGTCTCATTTAGGGTGTTCATTTTTGTATACTTTTTTATATATTGGGGGTTTACTTAAGTTTCCTGATCGTCAAACGTGGCGCTACCCTGAAATAGATCTTTTCAAACTCGCCACAACTATCCGAGCTTTTTTCTCTCTGTTCGTATCTCCTGTTTTTTTATGATAAGTAGCAGCACCCTCCGCCTTCAAAATTTGCAATCCGAGCAGTTTCTTTCTAAGACGGGCATTCGCAGGGGTGGCGCGCAACTGTTCCGTTGTGTTCGAGATTTGTTGTTTATATGCCCTATTATTTTTTACCAATTGATCCAAGGATTTATTATTGTTGTTGTTTTTAGTTAGATTTATGACATTGGTCCTGGCAGCAGGTTTTACACGTTTGACAGTCTTTGCATTCATAGCCCTGGCAAAACTCGTCGCAGCTGTAGTTAAGGAGGGATTTATAGCTTTCATGACTGGTCTACGTTTAACATTAGGTTTATTGGTCTTTACATTATTGTTATTATTTCTAGTTCTTTTATTTCCTACAGCATTACCTAAACTGCGATTGTTATTAATCTTTCTAGATTGTTTTTCTGCATTCATATTTACACTTTTATTATTGGCAGTAGTTGTAATATTACCTTTCATTTTATAAATTTCATCAAGTTGACGTTGATATTCCCTATGAAGTCTCAATATTCTTTCTTCAGCAGCCGTATCGAATTCAAATTTAACTGGGAATCCTTTAGTTCCTCTCCCTACACATTTGCTACCAATTTTTTCAAAAACTCCCTTCCATGTATTTCCACTTCGCGGGGCAGGATCCATAACACCCACACCGTGAATAACACTCCGTTCCTTTATGCAGTCAAGACCACCGGTACTGAAAATATCTATTATAAGTGCATGTTTTCCACCTTTATTTAATTGATTGCAGAAATCACCCTTTTCTACCTTTCTACCAGTTTTAGTAAGTAATTGACTCGCGTATTCTTCACACTTACCGGTAAGATCTTTAGTTCCTCCCATAACATTAGCGAAAAAATAGAGCAAATGTGATAACTTTCTCATAGAATTTATATTTGAGCGTTTATTTTGACCTTTAACTATAGAAGCCGCTCCATTATCTTTAGCTAATTTATAAATATTCCTACCTAAAATCTGTACTAAAAATGCTGAATTTCCCTGTAGAATCACATTTGCCGATAATCCGTTAAAATTAATCCTTCGCGATTTTTGTTGAGCATTACTACCCGAAGGCCATATACTAGCGAAGCCACCTTCAGTTGGTTTAAAACCGGTAGCCCTTGATCCAGTAAAATCGTGGAATGTATCTATGATGGAAACGAATTTTTGTAATAATATCCCATTATTATCACCCGGGTAGTTAAACATCCAATAGAATAAAACAGTTGCTTTTAAAGTGCTATTCTTAAGTTTTAAGAATTTTTCATAATTTAAAAAGTATGTAATTTCACCTTTTGATGTGTTAAAATTACGGTTTATAAAATCACTTGGATTTATATTTTGTCTTTTTAAATCTTCTTTTATCTGTATTTTTAACTTATTTATATTAGTTCTAGCATCATCAGAAAATTCATACGCGATCCATTTACGTCCAGGTTCAACCGAACTACTTCGTTTAAATACAGTTTTTATACCCCTTACCACGGAGGCTAAAGCAGCGGGACGATCCTTTGTGGCGAAGTAAGCTTTATCATAAAGCAAAAAATCATTTTCGTTTTGAGAAACATACGAAGCCATTATAGCCTCTTTATAATTAGAAAATGACCCAAGATTTTCATGTATCTTGTGTATACTGGGTCTATATAAAAATAATGTACCATTACTCTTATTAAGTGTTTCTGTAAGAGTAAATTGAAAATAATCTAAAATACGCTTATATTCAAGAGGACTTCCCTGAAAATTTTTTGCCGCGCCTTTAGTTTGTATAGCTTTCATTATCTTAGCGTATTGTGCAACAGTGGGTGCATTTCCCGACTTTGAGAATGATTGAATAAAGAACTTATTTAAACGATTAGAATTTTTTATAGATGGGTACTTACTTTTCAATAACTTCACCTTATCAGGATTAAGTTTTATATCCATACCAGCTCTACCTTTACCAGCACTAACATTTATGTTAGGATTTTGAGAAATCATTGGAGCGTTTTCACCTGTTACGAGTGAAGATGGGGAACCTGTCTTATAATCCGATACCACCAACTGCGATGGATGGGAACTTCCATCTGATGTATGTAAAGTGTGATCCGCCATTAATCCACTATACACTAGAGGTACACCGAGGGTAAGACCTCCTCTATCATTACGTTTACCTATTAAAAATGTAGGTTTGGTTTCACATATAGTTTTATTTTGTGACATCTATAATGTACTGATATTTTATTTTAGATTCCTGGATAGAGATGCGATCTTCGAATTACCTTGTTGTATAAAACCATTTTCCATGATATTTTTATAATATGTTAAAGTGCGTTCAACGTTGGCATCATTCGAAAAAGTATTTTTATTTTCGTAATTACGCGTTTTGTTCCATAATTCCTCTAACATTTTTTCTTTAGCTGATGTCAGTTTACCATTCAATTTAGATAGCAAAGTCTCGAAAGATAGCATGTATCTGGATAAAACAGCATCAGAAATCTTTGTTTGACCAGCTACATACGCGAGAGTTGTGTACGTATTTAAGTAACATGATTGTAAATATTCCCTATTCATATTTTTCAGTAAAACTGAATTTCGTGTATTCACGTTGTTGCGATTCGTGTTGTTTACTTTGTTCGCGTTGTTGCGTTTCGCGTTTACCGGAAATGTTAAACGACCAGCAGCTTCCCTTCTATTAAGAAGATTGCGTTTAATATTATTTTGTGATTTACCATTTTGAACGACACTTTGTCCACTTGTAGTGGTTGTATTTCTAGTACGTGTAGACATATCTACTATGACCTGACATTTTTTTACATACAATCTACAAACTTTGGGGGTAGTTTCTTATACAATTCCATCCAACTCAATACACTGATATCATCAACCTCACACCATTCGTAAGGTGAACCATTCTTTCCAGCGAAATGTATAGATCGCATGTCCCAATGTTTACAAATACCGCACGTCATATCACTATCATCTACTATAGTATCTAAGTTGAGAGCGTGGCATATATCATATTTTTGTAGTTCAAAACTGGTAAAACTATTCGTTAATATGACATCATCAAATATTCCGGGAAAATGAAAATCCAACCAATCCTCCGTCTTTTCACGAACACAATCTTGACGCCCCGTCACTATGTACATCTTATCTACGTGTGGGCGCATGAGACGAATAACAGATTGCGAGTCCTGGATGGGTTGAAGCATGTCGAACGTTTCTGACTCATAAAATTCTTGTACCATTTTTTGAGATTGTTTTTCTGTTATGTTAAACATATCTCGATACAAATATCTACATTTTTCCTTTGGCATGCTTAATTTCTTCCACGTGGCCATAGGTTTCACAAAGGGTACAAGAACTTCATCAACGTCAATAGCAATTCGATTCATTTACATGTTTATAACAATTTATTCATAGTCTCTAATCGCAACCCCGACTGGGAATCTGGGAACATTTTTATCCGTGAGATTCTGAAACCTGACGGTCAACATCTTACCAATGAACTTATCTCTGTTCGCATACTTGTACGCTCTATCCTCGAGTGTTCCTTCTGGTCGAGCGTTAAATACGTTTCCATCTTCCGTCTTACACTTCCAAACGACACAATTTGCATCCCGACCATGCCCTGTTGTCGCTCCGATGATCTCATATTCTTCAGTCTGGAAATCCTTGTGCTTGAGGAGATAGTTGCTTCGCTGACCAACCTCGTACACACTGAAGCGATCACGGATCATGGTTCCTTCGTGTCCTTCTTCAACATGCTTCTGATGCACGAGAGGAAGATCCTTCTTGGATTTTACGAGTGTCGTTTTGACATATTCGTAATGAGGATTGTAGATAGATTCTTTGACATACTCCCAGCGTTGCTCGAAGGTCATCTTATCCCTGACAAGGGCTTCAGCTTTGAGATCAAAGAAATCGAACACGTGGAACTTGAGCTTCAGAGGATTAGTCTTGAAGGTACTCGTGAGTTCCTCAAAGTTGAGGTTAGGGTCAAAGGCTTCACCATCAACGTATTGACCCGGCTCAAGACCCTTCCCAAGAACCTCAGTTCCGGGGATGATCTTTCCAGTTCTTGAGATACCACCATCTTTGGAAACAAGTAGGCGAACACCATCAAGTTTGGGTTGGACGTAGAACGGCTCAGAGATGTATTTCTGGCGATCTTCCCATTTGTTCGCCAACATGGGAAGCACGGTCGTAGCCTTTGTATTCGCATTCTTCCAGATAGTTTTAGCACGTTTCGTAGCACTATCGTATCCGAGTGGAACTTCGGTCATAGACTTGGTTTCTTTGCCATTAACTTGTCCGGTCGTTTTCACTATACACCAGACCTCGTTGATTTCCTCGACACTGATGTCAAGGTAGCGCTTCTTGTTGTTTTTATCGGTGGTAAAAATTGTATCCATTATAATAATAAAAGATATGATTCAGGTGGTAAATTATGAGAAGATGGAGCGACTTAGGGCTCCTCCGCTCACAAACGTACCTGTCAACCTGAACACTTTAAGTATTATTATACTGATAGTGGGAGTTATTTATATGTATAAAAGATATATTACTATTAAACAATCTCGTGAACGATCTCGTACTTGAGACATTCGCTAGAATCTATGTAGACATCATGTGTCATCATTTCCTTAAACTTTGGTTTAGGAATCTTCGTTTCACTCTCGTACAAACATTTCATCATTTTCATGATCTTTTTGCACGTTTTTAACTCATCTCTTAAATCCTTATATTTGCCCATAAATCCCGCCGACAACTGATGAATGAGTATATGCGCATGCTTTCCAATCATCCGTTTCTTACCACCGAGGAGCATAAACGTCGCAGCACTACAGCACGTACCCTCAGCTATCGTATGAACTCGTACACTGGAACGTCTGAGTGTGTCCATGACACCCATACCAGCGTATACATCACCTCCATCACTACAAATATGAATGGTTATAATTGGATCATACCCGGGAAGTTCGATCGCTTTCTTTCTCAAATCTATTTCTAATTTTCTGAATGTTTCTGTAAATTTTAGAATACTAGTTCTGTCGATGTCGCCATAAAAATAAATGTCACACCCAACGACGCGCACGATTTCTTGGGTCTCGTCTTCACTCTCTTCGTCAGAGCTCATTTAATACATGTGTCATTTTCTTTTTAACTTTCATAACTTCACTTGTTTTCAATTTGTTATGAAGAGCTAAATGATTCATCACGTCGAAATCACCAGGTTCCAGCTTATATTTAAAACACGTCTCAAAATTACCAATTTTCGCGTACTCTCGAAGAATTTGTAATTCTTCTACACCAATTTTTGTAGTGTTTCTATTTTGAATATTTTGTATTTTTTGTAATCTCATTTTATAATTACCATACTTTGTCCAAGTACTTCCAGCTTGTAATTCATTTGGTTTTAGTAATTCACCCAAATAATGTTTGGGTATAGCTATACCACATAAGGTATAATAAGGCATGAATTCCCATTCACCCTTGTATATACCAGCGTCGTACACATCTGCTAGAGATAACGACTCTGAAATTTTCTCAATATTACTCTCATTCGAATATGGGTAATTACCATGTATAACATCTATCACATGTCCCCTTTCGTGTATAGTTTGTGAAATATCAAATGCCCCCCTATGACACAACACTTCGACGAGTATACTTTTAGACGTTTTAAAAATATCCTTTTCATCAGACTTATTAATATAGTGATAAAAATCGCGAATGTTCCCAGCGCACTTATCAGCTGCAAAGCGAGCCCGAGGGTTCTCGGGTTCTAAAGAAGCTATTTCGTCTGCGGTTCGCTTAGGTACGATTATCAACTCAAAACCGGGTATTATATGAACAGAATTTGAAACAAAAACGACGGAACCTGTCGTTAAAGGTTCCCTTTTTGAAGTTATCCTTTCCATAAGCTGTCTGTGCCCATACACATTAACATCATACCCATCTATAAATATATGAAAAGATGTTTCACCTATGAGATCTAAAAAGGTACTCTTTCTTTGGAAAAGTTCACTATGTATCTCTATACTATTGGAATTATTTAAAATTTTTTCCAATATGAATGTTTTTCCTACACCAGAAGAGCCGCATAAAAACACGTTCAACCCCTTTTTAACACATTCTTCCAATCTTTGAAGTTCTTTCGTGTGAAGCGTAGGGGTTGGATCTTTTTTTTGTGGAAGTATTTTAACAAAGGCATCCATGTCTGAAGACTTTACTGAACAAGCGCTAGATATTTTTTTAGAAAATGATACACTTCATAAAAAAGTTATTGAACCTATCAAAAGAAAGGTGTACCCTTATGTTATAAGTATTTTACTCTTTAATGTTATTCTTTTTTTGATGCTGGCTTATCTGACTCATCGGGTATATCTGCTACAACTTTGATATTCTCTAATTCTTTGTTTTTTACACGACGGATACCTTCTATCTCCTTACCCAATTCATGACGCATCTCAGATTCGCTCATGAAGGTTTCTATAGGTTGAATATGTAATATTTCAGGTTTAAAGAATTCGGAATCTTCGGGAAATTGTTTTTCGAACGCTTGAATGATGAAATATGGTAGAGGTGGAGATTGTTCTATGAGTCGATCATATTCTGCACGACATGTTTCTATCATAGTCGTCCCGTCTATAGAACGTTCCTCCACAGGGAGAGATAACTCTAATCGAATAGTGCGGGAAAGTTTACCGTATTGAAGTGACGCAACTCTGCATCCTTCCATCATTTCGTTAATTTTTAAGAATTGCATAATCGTGGCTATGATTCCTGCTATCAGATTCATCGCACCGATTACAGATGGAACCGCACCTCTCATGTTTTCCGGAAACGAATTCTGTGCAAAATTCGCAGTTCCTGTTATCGTCGAAAGAACGATGACTGGTAATGTAAATCGCATACTCTGTTTTTTGAAGACTAAATACGCATGATTGTGCATGTATCTATAACAGGCGGACGCTTCACCCCATGTTTTCAGGATAACTTCTTGCTGAGGATGCCAAAATGGAACAACTTTGGTAGACTTTTTGTTATTCATACTATAAGTTCGATAAATTTCTGAGACTACTATAAATGAAAAAGAAGCTTAATCCTCAAGTCGCGACGTTCATTATAATAGCACTTCTCGCGGCTGTCATGTATCTTCTGATGTACCCGAAAGAAAATATCGTTGAAGTTCCCGTTCCTGTAGAAACGATAGCACCCAGGGAAGTCGTCATGGAACCCGAATTCAGGAATCCACCTATTAAAAAGTATAAACCCGGACATGTACAGCAAATGGGCGTTCTACTCGGCGATAATAACGAAACACTTCCTTTATACGGGAAAGAGGTTCGAGGTAGACGCGACAGGTATAACTATTATACCGCTACATCTGGGGATCAAATATACCCACTGTCTATTACACATAACGAAAGGGATTGCATGGATGATATAGGATGCGGGGAACTCTATGGAAACGAGAGAATCAGTGTCATGGGCAACTACTCAAACTTCCAAGCTAAATTGTACAGAACCGATAATTTTTTTTAACTCGGGTTATATAAATGAACGCCGTAGAGCTCGAAGCTTTTAAATTAGAGCAGGATGTTGTTGCTAACTATCAAGGTGCAGAACAATCTATATCACTATTGGAAACGTATTATACCAACGTTCAAAATAAAGAAGATGTAATTGATAGCGTAAATTACAACATAAATTCCCTTTATAATCTTATTAACGAAACATATGAAATCGCTTTTGATCTAGATACACCATTACCATTAACAGAATTAGATAGATATAATGAAATTATTATCGATGCTAAAGAATTGTCACAAACGTATTATCAGGTAGGACTCGCAGCCAATGATGATATAATTGATTATTTAAAAGAAATACAAAACGAACGTGACAATGTAAATGATTACATAGCATTGATGAAAGAGGGCCAGACAGAGCTAAATAACTTAGTTAATTCGTATTCTAACCAATAAATACAACTCCAAATTTTTTAGATATTAATTTTTTAGCCTTCTCTAAAGATGGTTCACTCCATAACAACCAACGAGACCAAAATCCAGCCGTTTTGATTCCTCGCTTAGACCAAATTTCCCCCATTCTTCCATGACGAGCTAAATATCTTCGCATGCGAGAAGGATCTTTATGAATGGTATAATCAGAATACCCCTTTCCACCAAAATGAACTTTTGATTCATCCTGAAAAATAGCAGTAAACTTTTTTTCAGGGTGCAAACTTTTTACAAGTTTAACTCTCATTATTTTATAAGTAATATAATAATACCATGAGCTGGTGGTCATCATTAACTAGAGTTAGACCAGGGTTATTTTTGGATGCTGATAATATATACTATTTAAAAGGTATAAATGACACGAGAATTAGATTAGGTGAATTATCTTTTAATGTTGCTAAAAACAGAAATGAATATAAATACGAAGGTATCACTCGTTTAGGAGACGGATCTGAAGTGTTAACATCGGGAGGGTATAAAATTTCTTCAAACCCTGATATTTATAGAATAGACGCAACAGAAACTGGGAAAGGGGTTGACTTACCTACTGGCACTCAGTTACTTTCTAATGGAAAATTTAAACTGCCTGATGGTACAGAAATTCCCGGAAATTCTAAAAAAATGATAGATGGTACTTTTCAATTACCAGATGGAAATTACAAACTAACGAATACAAGTTTTAACAAAATAAAACAAAACAAAACTAACGTTAACGCAAATGTTGATTCTGGAACAGATATAAAAACTTCTTCAGACAAAATTTCTGGCGACACATTAACATTATCAGATAACGTGGCTTCAAAAATTGATGAAATGAGTATAAAAAAAACTACAATAAATAATAGAGCTAGAAGTGCTGAAAATGCTTTAAATAATAGAAAAACACTCGGAGAAGTAAAATCAAAAAAAATAGAATCCGATTATGAAAAAATAAAGAAAAAAAGAATGGACGCTATAGAAAAAGCGTTAGGGTTGATAGGATTGGCAGCCTTAATAGGTGGGTTAATGATGGATAAAAGTGCTGACGCGAAAGCAAGTGAGGAAAGAAAGGGTTGTGTAACTGCATGTCTTCCGCATAATTATTCAGATTATTTCCACGGTAAAATAAACAAGGGTGAATTAAAATACACGACAATGAGCAGTCTTCGAGCAGAATTTCCAAACGCTGAATTTCCCGAAGATCAACCATTTTGTCAAGAAGGAAATGATGATTGTTATGAACATTGCACAGCCGCGTGTTTCAATAAATATAAAGATCAAGAGGGTGACGGTGATGGAGATGGAGATGAAGATCCTTGGTGGAAAAAATGGTTCCCGGATGTAGATGAAAACCTAATAACGTCCGTTATAGTAGC